CGAAAAAAAATAGGCGAAGCTAATAAAAATAAACCGAAATATAAATGCGAAATTTGTAATAAGGAAATATCTTTAACAAATTATAAACGTTGGCATGGACAAAAATGTAAAAATAATGTTGACAATTGTAAAATAATATTATAATATATAATTAGCTTACAGACTAAATGAGCAAAGTAATATCCAAATCTTTCCACAATGCATATGCTAGAGTTATCCAATCTGACTCTAGCATAAATTAAAATTAGGAGATTAAGATTATGAATTGTTTAAATTGTATGTATTATATGGATTCATCAGAAAAATTATTATGCACTAGACACATATACAGCGAAGATAAAACAATTGAATTAAATCCAGATAAAATACATTTATCCTGTCCATGTCATTCCAGTATCAAGCATGATGAAAATAGATATGGATTCCTTGGAACTAAATTAAATGAAAGTGACGATGTTTGTGTTCATTGTCAAAGACAAATAAACAATAATATTTATTTTAAACATTTCACAATTAAGCAAAATGGTAAGAAGTTAAAACGAAAGGTGTGTAGAATATGCTATGATAAATATTTTCATGAAAATGGTGAGGCAATATGACATTTACAAATAAAGGATTTCAAGGCAAGATACATAACAAGTCTATTTATGATTTCATTACACAACTAGATTTCTCATTAAAACAAAATGATAGAATAAATAAAGTTAATGAAATATTATATACTGTTAAAGGTGTTCATGATAATTATATTGATGATTATTTTGAAACTTATTTTGATGAAAAGTTAAAAGTTAATTTAAAACAAAGTGATTATTTATCTATTGATAATAATATTTGTAATGCATTAGAATCAATGGCTAACTATATCTTATTTGCTGATGATGCTGAAAAATGTAGTAAACAAGAATATAGCTTTTATTCCAAAGAACAATTAATAAATAAATATGGCAAAGATATGTCACTTGAAGAAATGCTCGAAAAAACATATAACGAAGTAGAAAATTGTAAATCTATTAGTTTCTTGATAAATGAAGGATATAATTATAAAAAAGTGTGTGAGCAATCCATTATGTCAAGCGATATTCATTCAATTGAACCAATTAAACATTATGAAGAATTAAAGAGTATAATTAACAAACGATTAAAAAATTTACGCGTTAATAAAATAGAAAAAGTTAATCAGAAGAAAATGGTAAAACTGTTGAAAGAATTAAAAACTGACCAAATATTATGTAAAGATAAAATTCGTGGAACAATCTATTTCAAAGCACCGTTGCGTGATTCTACGGCTACTGATTATAATCAATTTGATTTCGATAATCCTGAACACATTATACCTATGTTGGAGTGTAAAGGTAGCCTCCTAACTGATGTTGGTTGTATTAGATATGATATGTCTAACATGTTGAAAGAAATTAAACTCAAATATAATGATTGTAAAATATTAAATTATTTATTTTTAGGATTTTCATACTATGAAATTTCAAAGAAGCTAAATATTCAATCAACACAAGTGTTAAATAAAATAAAACGTATATCTAAGCAAATTTCTAAAAAACATACTGAAATTTATGAAGACTGGCTATATACATATGTGTTGAAGGGTGTTTATAAAAAGTGTACGCTGTGTGGTATTGTTAAACTTAAAAACAGTCGTATATTTAGATATCTAAAGCCTTGTAACGAATATCATAGTTGGTGTAGAAATTGTGAAGCCAAACAAATTACTCAAAAAAGTAAAAAATCTCTCTAAAAATTTATCTTATAATATTGGAATCGTTTATAATTTATAAAACTTTAGGAGTGATAGGTTTGTATAATGGAATCAAAGAAATCACTTTAAACGATGAAAATTTAGCATTATTTTATCAAGGCAATTATCAGATAGATATGTTGGAAAATCAATATTTATTAATATTAGGTTCAGATGGTGAAGTTGTTGATAAATTAAGATATGACGGCAGTAAGTTTGATAAAGTTAAAGCTAGAAAAATATCTTCTGGATTTGACGCAGATATTAAACCACTAAATGTATATCAAGAGTTATGGTTTGATTTGTTAGAAAATGACAATATACAATGTAAAAGTGTTTATGGAAAATTTGGTAGTGGTAAGACGTATATTGCATTATGTTGGTCATTAGGTGCAATCAATAAGAATAAATATAGAAAATTAGTATACATTAGAAATAATGTAGAAGTTAAGGATAGCAATCCTATTGGCTATCTACCAAGCGACCAAAATAGTAAATTAAAGCCATGGGCATTGCCTATTGCTGATATATTAGGTGGTGAAATGGCATTAAATCAATATTTGTTGCAAGATAAAATTGAGTTATGTCATTTAGGATTTATTAGAGGTAGAACATTTGATAATTGTATTCTGTTGGTATCTGAATGTCAAAACTTAACAAAGGAACATATAGAGGTATTGATAAGCCGATGTGGAAAGAATACAGTAATCATATTTGATGGTGATAAAAGACAAGTTGATAAGATGGTATTCGAAAAGAATTCTGGACTAGAAGTCCTGACAGAAACATTAAAGGGTAACAAATTATTTGGTGTAGTTCAGCTATGTACAACTGTTAGAAGTCAATTAGCTGGATTAGCTGATTTATTTGAATAAATTATTACGGATAAACGGAGGAATTATTTATGGCAGTTAAAGTTAAAAAAAGTAATATTCATGATGTAACGGCAACAGGTACTTTAATTCATGTTGGTGAAGATTGTATTAAAGTTGAAGATGAAAAAACTGGTGTTCAAAGTTTTAATTTTGATGTCTTTAAACATTTTGTTGGTAAAGAAATTACATTAAAACTTTCTCACAAAGAAGAAATATAATAGTAATGTTTAGACACATACAGCAAAAATTATATAAATTAAATTACTTAATTATGATGATTAAATATTAAACTTGTAATAACTGATGTGTCTAGTAAATATGATTCAAAACGGAGAAGCGGATAACATGGATAAATTGATAGAATTAGGCTTACAAAAACGGCATGGACAATTAAATATAACATGGGATGAACTTGGTGCTAAGTTTGGCGTTAGTGGTGAAATCTGTAGAAATAGAGTATTGAAACATTTGAAACGCAAAGGTGAACTACAAGGAATCTATAACAAATCTACTAGCAAAATTCTATTTATATCAGACCAACATTTTCCCTATAATCTCCCCAAAGAAGTATTAAAAGATTATGTGAATAAAGTTGATATACTTATATTTGGCGGAGATGAAACCGATGCTCAAAGTTTAAGTAACTTCAGCAAAAAATATAGAGTACCTTTCATTGATGAAATGGTTGGTGCTAGACAAATGATTATGGATATGATTGACTATATAAATCCTAAATCTGTTTATTTTATTAAAGGTAATCATAATGTTAGATTTATTAGATATTTAAGTGATAAATTAACTGATGATTTACTACAATTAATGCCAGAAACAAATTTAGATTTAATAATTAATAATGGTTTTTTTAAATATGACCATATGAATAAAACAAAGACATATTTCGAGCCATTAAGAGAAATATATGCTACTAAAAATATTAATTTAATATATGATGGAGATTGGTATTTACAACTTGGAGATACAATTTTTAGCCATCCTAAAGCGTTTAAAACTGGTGCATTGCAGACTAGTGAGAAAGCATATCTATATTTTCTACAACTTGGTAAACAGTTTGAATGTCTTGTAACCGCACATACTCATGCGAGTGCATTAGGTAGGCATGGTAAGTGTGTTATTTATGAGAGTGGTTGTTTATGTGAATCCGCTGAATATAATCAGGATGGATTGCTTTCAAAGCCACATTCACAAGGTTTTGTATATTTGGTTCAAAAAGATAATCATTTTAATTACGATTTAAGTAAATTAATATTATTATAAAATATACATAGGAGTGTGATAGTATGAAAAAAGAACAACCAATTTTCAGAAGAGTAGATAAATTTATTAATGGCGAATTATGTGAACTATTTTTTATTAATGATAAAGAAGTTGAAGCAAAGACATACTATTCGCTACTAGATAATACTATTGAAAATGTTCATAAATATGATACTACTGTTGATTTACCAAAACGCGGAATTCCTTGTGACAAAAATACTGTATATTTTATTGATGATAAGCCTACTTCTAGCAAGTCAAGACTTCGTAATGATGCTATTGAAGAAAAGCATTTAAATTATTGTGAAAATATATTAGAACAAGCATATGATATGGATTTTGATGAAGCAGTATATTTTCTAATGGAAGAATTAGCGTTGCAATATCAAATTGGCTATCACTATGGGCAACTTGAAATTACAATAGCTTATGAAACAGCTATGAATAATAATTCTAAAATAATTACAAAAGAGTTAAATTCATTATATAAAGAGTTTAAGATAAATGAGTAGTTTGTTGTGTAATAAAGGTGGTGAAAATTGTGTCAAGATTTGATTTAAAACAAGAACTTCATAAATATTGTAAAAAATGTGGTAAAAACTTACCAATTTCTTTATTTTATACAAGTAGAGATTGGAAAACTGAGTTTTATAAAGATGCTTGGTGTCATGAATGTGTGCGTTCATTTGTATCTAATGAATCCACAATGCGAGAGTATTGTATGCATAACAGAAGAACCTTTCAATTAGCTTTATGGGAACTAAGCATCAATAGAGCTAAGGATTTTTTTGATAATAATCCAGATTATGTAAATATTACAGACTTGGCGAAAGATAAAAGTGAATTTCTTAGCAAAGTTTGCAGATTATATTTCCAAAGTATGAATAGACTATATATATATAAATTTGTTGAAAATTTCGGTGAATCAAATCATGATGCTCCAGAAATTAATCTATCAACACAATCGCCAATAGATAAATCTAGCGATATTTCATTGTCGTTTGCATATGGTGATAAGACATATAGTTCTATATGGCATGGATTTTATACCAAAGGTGAATTAGATTATTTAGAGGTATATTATAAAGGTTTAGAGCGTGATTTCAAGCTTGAAAATTCTGCGTATATAGATTATGCTAAGAAAGTTTGCAAAGCCTCTCTAGCTATGGATAAGGCGTTCTCAGACATACTTGAAGGAAGAATAGGTGCTGATAAGAGATATAAGGATTTCAAGGATATATTTGACCAATTATCACAATCAGCTAAATTTGCTGAAAAGACACGTTCAGAGAATGATAGTGTTGGTATAGGTAGTTTTGGTGAGTTAACTAAGCGATTAGAAAGCACAGGATTTCTACAGAAGAAAATTACTTTTGACAAAGATACTGTTGATGCCATCATTGATGATTTTAGATGGATAATCAGTAGTGTTGGAGAGGATTTTACTAATGAATCACAGTAACTTTTCTAAGAAGAAATTTTTAAAACAAACTGGTGCTTATAATAACGCTGATACTCCTGAATCTAATAAAGTATCAAGAATACAAGATATTCCTGCTACAGAAGAATGGGAAAAACAATTATGGTTTTATAGAAGCCATTTAGATGTGTTTATTGAAGATATATTTTCAACAGCAGATAAACCAATTAGATTATTCCCATTTCAAAAAGTTATAGCTAGAGCAACTGGCAATTGTCAAATAATAGATGATGTTGAAGCAAGGTCGTTGGGTAAAACATTTAAAATGGCTTTAATATTAATTGCGTTAGCTATTTTATATCCATATAATAAAATATTAATAGTTTCAAAAACTGTACGTCAAGCTATGTTAACTATTAAATATATAGAAAGTTTAGCATCTGATAATCCAAATATTAGCAGAGAAATTATATTTCCTATCCGCATACAGAAAGATATGGGAACTGTTAAATTCAAATCTGGTACAGTTATTGAAGCATTGGCAATGAATGTAGATGGTTCCAATATTAGGGGATTAAGGAAAAAAGTGGTATATATAGATGAATCAGCATGGGTAAAAACTGAGGTGATTCAATCTGTGTTAATGCCAATATTGCAATATAAGCGTGATATATTTTGGAAGTTTAAAGGTGATGGAATTGATTTCGAAGATGTTGAATCTAAGCTTATCCAAACAACTTCCGCATATTTAAAAACGTGTGATTTCTATACACGTTTCAAAGATACTATGGCTGATATTAAAAATGGTGATAAAACTAAATTTGCATGTTCGTTAAGTTATAAAACTGGTGTGCGTTATGGTATTATTGATGAAGCATTTGTTGAATCTCAAAAGCTTAAAATGCCATTAGCAAGTTGGGAAATGGAATGGAATAGTAGATTTATTGGTAGTACTGATGGTTCATATTTTCCATATGATTTAACTGAGCCATGTAGAAAGCTAGAACAAATTGAGGTTAGCCAAGCTAAAGGTAGTAAATCACGTTATATATTAAGTTGTGATATAGCTACTTCCGCTGCTTCATATGCTGATAATGCATGTATATGTGTTCTTAAAATATCAGAAAAATCAGATGGCACATTTAACAAATTTCTTGTTAATATTCGTTCATTTCATGGTCAACAGTTAGAAATTTTAGCAAATGAAATTAGAAAAATGTGTGTTAGGTTTCCTAACATAGAAAAAGTACTTATTGATGTTAACGCTTTAGGTGAAGGTATTGTATCATTGTTGAATACTCCATTCGTGGATGATTTAAACAAAGAATATCCCCCTTTTATTTTAGATACATTAGAAAAAGTAGCAGGAAACGCATTGCCAATTATTAGAGGTATTCGTGCAGATAATAAATATAATGCTAAGATGGCTACGGCTACTAGATTATTTTTAGAAAATAAAAGTTTACAAATGCCAGTATCATCACAAATAATTCGTAGAGAATTAGAATTAACTAATGATGATAAAGGCGAAGATAATATTCCTAAAGGAAAAAAGATATACCTGATGGAAGAATCAGCAATATTTATTGAGGCTGATGCTTTGCAATATGAAATGGGTAATATAATTCCCAAAATAACTGTATCTGGTAACATTCAATATGATACACCTTCTGCATATCTACATAAAGATAGATATACTGCTTTGGCAATGGGTTTATGTTATGTTTATGAAATTGAAGAAGGTAATAGAAATTCTAAACGTAACGAAGGTGATTTTTGTATTGGTACTGCATATAGTTGGGTTTAGATAGTAATAAGTGAGGTGAAGTTGTGGAAAAAGAAAAAGAGATATCAGAAGTTATTGTTGGTGCTGAGATTAATCCAAGACAATATAATCAAATTTTTACTTATGAAAATTATGAATACACATTTCGTGGTGAGCTGAAAACGTATAACTATGATTTAATCTTAAAAGATAAGCAAACTCATATATATAAATTATATGAACTTGCTAATTTTTATGTTGATGCTGATAGTATTTTTGGTGGAATCATTAAGCGTGTATTAGTTCCATTTTCATTATCTGGTGGATATAAATTAAAAGGCACATCAGATAGAACTAAACAAAAATATTTAGATTTTTATGACAGTATTAGCTTTTTAGATGTGGCTAAGAGTATATTTTTTGAATTATATTTATTTGGAAACTGCTATATCTATTTTATGCCTGATGGCAGAATTATTACTTTGCCACCACATAAAGTTAGAATTTCAGATATTATGGTAAATGGTGAGCCTGTTATTGAGTTTAACCTTGTTGAATTAAATAAAAGACGCAATACTTATGCCGTAGAAAATTTTATTGATACTTTAATTGCAAAATATCAAGGTTATCCACCCGAAATAACTGAACAATTAGAAAAAGGAATGATGGGTGCATGGGTACAGTTAAATCCAGCTAATACATTTGTGTTGCAGGAATCTAAACCTATGTGGCAAAGATACGCTATACCATTTATAAGTACATGTTTAAAGCCATTAGCTAAGAAAGAATTGATATCGTATTATGAAGATGTTCAATTAAATATTGGTGCTAAAGGATTTTTACATGCTAAACTTGGTCATGATGAATTATTGCCAAAACCAAACCAAGCACAACTAAACGCTACAGCTAAGATATTCCAAGATGCATTAAACAAATTCCCATTAGCAGTAACTTCACATTTTGTTGACGCAAAGTTTATAAATGTTGAAAATCAGCATTTATTTGATAAATCAAAATATACTGAGGTTAATTCACAAATATTATCTAGTGGAGGAATTAGTCCACTGATTGTTACTGGTGAGAGTGATGGAAGTTCATTTGCACAAGCAAATATTAGTGTTGAAACAGCAAGCCAGCGATTAATACAAAATCAAAATAATTTTGCTGAAATGATGAAAAAGTTTAATAAACGATTAGCTTTAATGTGGCGTGTTGGTGAAAATAAAGTGCCTACATTCTGTTTTAATGCTGTTAATTTGACTAATGACCCATCATTTAAAGATGAAGCATTTAAATTATGGCAGAGTGGATGCATTTCATATAAAACATTATTAAATGATTTCTATGATTTAGATTATGACCAAGAATATGAACGCAAAACTGTTGAGAATGATAAAAAAGATAATGAAGTATTTGCCCCACCAATTAATCCATTTACAACATCCAATAGTAATAACAGCAATGATAGTAGTGGTAGTACCAATGATGGTGGAAGACCTAAGACAACTAGTAAAGAATCTAAACAAGATAAAAATAATAGTCAAAACAATCCAAAGCCATCAACAAAATAAGGAGTGGTAAAGTTGAATATTGAAAAAATACAAGCTAACATTATTGAACTCAATAACTCCAACGATATTTATATGACTATGAATGTAGTGTTAATGACCTCAAAGAAAAATTTAAATGGTGCAAGATTTACTCCTGATTTTATGAGTGAAATTGTTGCTAATAAAGAATTTTATATGGGAATTCCATTAGTTTGTGAGAAATACAAATTAGAATCTGGTAAATTCAAAAGTTTAGGTCATGCATTACAATCAGACGGTACATTTGAAACGGAACAAGTTGGTAGTTTTGTTGATTTTTATACTGTTACAAATGATAACGATGTTGTTGAGTTATATGGTGTAGCTAAAGTATTTAAAAGATTTCCAAAAGTATGCAACGCTATTATTGAATTATTTAATGATAAATCTTTATTTTTTAGTGTTGAAGTGCTTGTTGGAGAATACCAAAGTTTAAGTAATAACGAAAGAGTAGTAAGTGCTAATGTTGAAAATAGATTATTTGGAGATTGTATTGTTACAACTCCTGCTGAGAAAGAATCAACAGCTAAACTATTAATAGCAGAGGCATTAAATCTTGATATAGGTGGTGGAAATGTGAAAATTAAGTCGTTAGAAGAATTTTACACTAACACAGTTTATCATTTCGAAAATTCAGAATTAGACTTAACACAAGTTAAAACAAAAGTATACAACAAAGTTTGTGAAACTTATGGTGAAGAACTTGATGGATTATATGTTTGTGATTTCGGTGTTAATTATATGATTCTAAATGATTATAATTCTGCTAATTTTTATAGGGTTGATTTTGTAGTAGGAGATGCAGACGTTACAGTTTCAGCAATGACACTAGTAACCAAAAATTATACTCCTGTTGCTCAACCAATTGTTGATGGATTAGAAGCAGAAAGTGAAATGGTAGATGATATGCCATGCAATGATTCAAATGAAGGTGTCGATGGCTGTGAAGGTGATTGCTGTGAAGATGCTACATGTGGTTCAGCAAGTTGTTCTGCATGTAAAACTAAAGTTGCTGGCTGTGGTGATGGCAAAATGGCTAAAGCTGAATTAGAAAATAATTCAAATGAACCAGAAGTTGTGCAAGCAGAAGTAACTGAAACAGAAATAGCTGAACCAGAAGTTGTTGTAGCTGAGCCTATTGTTATTGAAAATAATTCAATAGAAATTTTTGAATTAAATAATACTATTACAGAATTGAATTTAAAAATAGTTTCATTATCAGAAAGTGTAATTTTGAAAGATAACGAAATTTCTGAATTGAAAACATTTAAAGAAGAATTAGAAAAAATTAATTTAGAAAAAGCTGAATCCGAAAAGGCTTCTACAATTATTGAATTAAAAAATAAATATTCTAAACTTTTAAATGAATCAATATTAGCATTACCAGAAATTTCAGAAGCAATTGAAAATTTGAATGAAGTAGTATTGGCAAGTAAAGTTGTCGAAGTTGCTTTAGAATCAATAACTTCAAATGCTAAAGATGCATCAAAACTAATCACAGCATCAAGAATTACTGACAATATTGAAATTAGTGGTTCTGATGTTGTTAGTAAATATATAACAATGCAAAAATAATTAAATTTTAAGGAGGAAATATATAATGGCTGGTTTTATTTCAAGAGGAAATAACGAATATATTGGAACTTATACATTAAAAACAGGAGAAGCAACCATTTATAATGGTATGTTTGTTCAAATCGTTAGTCATTCAGCACAAACTTGTGCTACACCTAATATTAATACTCAGTATGTTTATTTCGTAGAGAACGTGATTGATACAGTTGCCGAACAGATGATTAATGATTTAGATTATCCAATCGTTGCTGGAAAATATGTTAGAATTAAAAAATTAATTGCTGGTGAAGAATTTGTTACAGATAAAGTAACTGGAACTCCTGCTGTTGATGCAGTTTGTGATTGCTCAACTACTGGATTATTGACTGCTACTTCTGGTTCACCTAATCAGACATTCGTAGTAATTGAAAAACCTACAATGTGGAACAAAACAGTATATAGATGTTTAGTACTTAAATAATAATAAATTACAAGGAGGATAATCACAATGGCATTAAGAACAGATAAAGCTGTAGAAATTTTCTCAGCATTACATATGAACGAAATTAAATCAACGGAAATTGAAGTGAGTGAAGCACGTTCAGCCATCAAAGAGTTGGCAAAAAATCCTACTCCTAATAATAGATATGAGATTGCACAGTTAATGGCATTTGTTGTAAATAACGTAATTAACATGCAGACTAATTATCTTGATATCTTTGCTGATGTTAAGAGAGTTGGTATTGGAGAAAAAGCATTATTCAAAGCTAAGAAAGCTGGCGTTAAAGCATATCTACAAGCTAAAAATGGTACAACTTCACGTTCCAGAATTATGAATACTTACACATCGTTAGATACCGTTGAAGTTTCTGCTAGACCATATGTTAATCTATATGAATTAGCTTCTGGTAAAGTTAACTTTGATGAATGTATTAGTGATGCAAGTGCTGAAATGGAAAGAGCTATGGTTCAGATGATTGAATCCACTCTATACACTGCATTTTCTGGTTATTCTTCCCCTTCGTATGGTTCTGGTTCTGGTATTGTTTCAGCTACTTTTGACCCAATGATGCGTGCAATGCAAAGAATGGGCAATGCTACACTTGTTGGAGATATCAGTATTCTTCATAAATTAGCTGTATTAACTGGATTTGTTACTACTGGTACTACTTTGAATCATTCATATAATATTATTGATGAACAAAATCGTAACGGATTTATTGGCACTTATAAAGGTTCTAGCGTAGTACGTTTAAATAACCCATTTGTGAGGGGAAGCATTGCTACACCAGTACTTCGTGAAGATTTGTTGTACATTATTCCACAAGGTGCTGAATCACCTCTTAAAGTTGTTATGGAAGGTGAAGTAGAATCCTTGGATGCAACAAATATTAATGATAATACCATGGAAGTTTGTTTGAGAAAATACTTTGGAACTGGTATTATTTTTGGAGATAATCCATATCTAGCAGTTTACGAAGATACATCATTATAATATATATAATATACATGGGGATAGATTACTATCCCCTTTTACTTTAAACGGAGGAATTTACGGATGGCAAAAGTAAAAATGTTTAATAAAAATAGATTTGATATTGGTATTTCTTTAATTAATCCATCAAGAGAACAGAATATAAGAGCTGGTTCATTTACAATTGTTGAAGAAGATGATGTGTATTATTTAGATACAATTTGTACTTTGTTAAAGCGTGGAATGTTAGTGGTGGAAAATGAAGAAGTTAATATTAATTTAGGCATTATGGATAAAAATCCTAATGTTGTTAATGAAGTAGAAATGTTAAAAACTCTCAGAGGTAATTTCTTGAAAATGAAAAAAGACTTAGAGATAATTACTGAACCTCATACTAAAAATGCTATATATAGTTTAGCAAGGAGTATATCTGGTGAACTAAGTGGTGCAAAGTTGAGATTTTTAGGAGAATTCTGTGGTAGGGAAATTTTAATTGATGAAATTAATGAAGAATGAAAAGGGTGATTTGAATGTCAACATCCATTTTAGATATAAAAGATGCTTTTATGTCAAATGTAAAATCTCAAAGAACACCTATCAATTATGATGATTCAGATTATTTACGATTTGCAATGGCTGGCACACAAAGATTTTTTACTGATTGTGGAAATGAATCTAAGTGGGATGCAGAGTACTCTTACGATGCAACTCCTGTGCTTAACAGCACTTTAAATATATTGCAATTTAGTTATTGTGTCACAGCATCAGAAATTGAATTTTTCCAAAGTGTTAGAAATAATTGGAATACATTAGTTAGCTATACAACAAATGCGTTAAGTGTTGCATATGCATATAAACCATTTGAATTTTTAACTCAAACCATTGCAGATAGAGAAGCTCAATTAACCTATATGTTTCATCAAATGACTGAAAGTTGAAATATGGAAAGAATAACGTCAATTGAT